AGGCTAAAACATCTACAGAGCACAGGGTTTGCGATAACAATAAAGACCACGTTCAAAAGTTTGGAAACTACCCTAGGCAGATACAGAAGTTTAGCTCTGAAAGAGGACTACACCCAACGCAAAAACCCGTTGCTTTAATGGAGTACTTAATAAAAACTTACACCAACGAAAACGAAACGGTTTTAGACTTTACAATGGGTAGCGGTAGCACAGGAGTAGCAGCAAAAAACTTAAACAGAAACTTTATAGGTATAGAGTTAGATGACAAATACTTTGAGATAGCAGAAAATAGAATTAATAACTTAAAACAATAACTATGATACAATTAATAAAAGGAGAATGTATAGAACAAATGAAGTTAATACCTTCAGGTAGTATAGACGCAATTATAACAGACCCACCTTACGGAACTACAGCCTGTAAGTGGGATAGTGTAATCCCTTTCGAGCCTATGTGGGAACAGCTTAATAGGATTATAAAGCCTAATGGTGCAATAGTTCTTTTTAGCCTACAGCCTTTCACAAGCGCTTTAGTTATGAGTAACCCTAAGAGGTTTAAATACGAGTGGGTATGGAAAAAAAACCTTAAAACAGGGTTTCTAAATGCAAAAAAAATGCCCTTACTTAACAATGAGAGTATATCTGTATTCTATAGTAAGCCTCCCACATACAACCCTGTAATGGAGAAAAGAACTACCTTAAAGGCGGGTAATAAAAAACACTCAACGTCAACAGATAACTACGGAGATTATAGTAAGTCGTTTAGCGACAATCAAACAGACTTCATATACCCTAGTAGAGTTATAGAGAATATAAAATGCGTACATAATAGCTCTAAGGACAAGGTGGCACACCCTACACAAAAGCCTGTTGCATTAATGGAGTATCTAATAAAAACCTACACCAACGAAAACGAAACGGTTTTAGACTTTACAATGGGCTCAGGCTCTACAGGCGTAGCTTGTGTAAATACCAATAGAAACTTCATAGGCATTGAATTGGATGACAAATACTTTGAGATAGCAAAAGAGAGAATAGACAACACATAACTTTATCATAAGAGGCTACCCTAACAAGGTAGTCTTTTTACTTTAGTGACAATAAGTTATTTTATTCGTTATTATACTATAGAATCAATAGTTGATTTATATTGAATATTATGGATAAGAGAAAGAACAACGGAGGAAACTCCACAAAGAGTAAAGGCATTGATAAACGCAAGAGTCCTTATAGAGAATTAATATCTCAAGCAACTACAGAAGCAGACTTCATAGGAGTGTTTCAGAAGCTACAAGCAAACGCATTAAAGGGAGATACACAGGCAACTAAGCTCTACTTAGAGTATACAATAGGAAAGCCTACAATAGCAGTTGATATCACTTCAGAAGGTAATAGCGTTACTATTCCTACAATCAACTTTACCTCAGCACAAGACATAGACCACGAAGAGGTATGATAAACATTTCAGATAAATACTCTCCTTTGTTCAATAGACCAGAGGGAGTAGATACATATATTATAACAGGAGGTAGATTCAGTCAAAAGACCTTTGCTACTTCATTGAGTGCATTGACTGCTGTCCTACAGAAAGGGCATAGGATTATGTATTCTCGATTCACTAACGCATCTCTAAAGGATTCTATATTCGCTGAGGTAGAAGATAGGATTGAGATGATGAGCTTGGAGTCTTCATTCGATATACAACAGAATAGAATAGAGTCTAAGGTCAATGATGGTAAGATAGTATTCAAAGGATTAAAGAGTGGTAGTGGACAACAGACAGCAGCACTTAAAGGACTGAGTGACTTCTCTATGCTTATACTGGATGAGGCAGAGGAGATGATTGACGAAGCTATATACGATAAGATATCTCTATCTATTAGAGGGAATGGAGTACACTCAGAAGAGCCTAACGTAAAGGTGCTTATTCTTAACCCTACTACTAAGGAGCACTTCATATACAAGAAGTACTTTCAAGCAAGAGGAATTGCAGAAGGTTTTAATGGAGTTAAGGGAAACGTTTGCTATATACACACATCTTACTTTGATTGTCTTGAGTTTGTACCTAAGGGAACTCTGCAATACTTTGATGATATGAAAGAGGATAACCCTCAGAAGTATAATCACGTTATAATGGGTGGATGGTTAGATAAGGCAGAAGGAGTTGTGTATACCAATTGGGAGTTTGGAGAGTTTAATCCAGATGGCTTACAGATTATATACGGACAGGATTACGGATTCAGAGACCCTACTACATTAGTAGCTGTTGCAATAGACAAGAGACGTAAAGTAATCTACGTTAAGGAAGAACTATTCCAGAGTGGATTAACTAACTCAGAGATAGCTAAGATTAATATGTCAGTGTGTGGTAGAAACCTCATCATAGGAGACTCAGCATCAGCAGGTATCATTAATGAGATTAGAAGAATGGGATGCAATGTAATAGGAGCAAAGAAAGGTGCAGGTAGTATAGAAGCAGGTGTTGCACTACTACAAGATTACAAGCTAATCATTGAGCCTGAGAGCGGCAATCTAGCGAATGAATTAAATAACTATGTATACACAGACAAAGGAGCAAACTTGTTCTGCACAATGTTTGACCATAGCTTAGATGCATTGAGATACGTTGCATTATACGCATTAGGAAGTACAGGTAAGATAGAGATTAGATAAGTGACATTAAATTAATTTAATCGTTATATATAATATGAAGATATCACTACCAGAATCTATTGCAGATATTACTCTAGAACAGAGTGTTCAACTAGATAAGCTCAATGCAAAGAGAGATACTCTAGATGATATGTCTTTCATTAAGCGATTCCTAGTAATCTTTACGGGAATGAAGTTCAGAGACATAGGCAATGTTAATGTAGATGATTTCAATATGATGTTCGCTGAGGTTACTAAAGCCTTAGAGACAGAGAGTCCATTCCAAGATAGGTTTGAACTAGATGGCATAGAGTACGGCTTCGTACCTAATCTAGATGAGATAACAATAGGAGAGTACATAGACCTCAGCAACTACGGTAATAGTTTAGAAACAATGAATAAGGTAATGGCAGTGTTATTTAGACCTGTTATAAGTACTGACACATTTGGAAACTACGAGATAGCATCCTATGATGGAACTAAGGATAGAGCAGAGATAATGAAACAAGCTCCAATGAATATCGTAAGTGGTATGCTAGTTTTTTTTTGCAGTTTATCGAAGGAGTTAAGAAGTCATATCCTGAAATCTACGGAGGAAGCGGAAGCTCAGAAAAGCAAAGCCTAGACTACTTTGAAAAGTGGGGATGGTTTGCAACTCTAGATATGTTAGCAGAAGGTAATATCCTCAAGATGGATGAGGTAATACAGATTAAGGTCTTTCCATTCCACAACTTCCTAGCACATAAGTTAGACAAGCAAAAGATGGAAGCCACAATAAGAAAAGGAAACAACGTAACACAATTATAATGAACGCATATACACAACTATTAAGACATATTAAGGAACTAGCAGAGCAGGATGATTACATCACTACTATACTGCACAGGTTACCTGAAGACTTTGATTGGGAGAAAGGGAATATCTTTCCTATCCTAAACATTAGTGCGTTAGCAGGTACATTCACATCTACCTCAACAATACAATTTGATGTTACTATTACTTGTGTAGATAAGAGAGATATCAATAAGGATGATGTAGATGATAAGTTCTGGAGCAATGACAATGAAGTAGATAATCACAATGCTACTCTGTCACATATCTCACACTTGTGGACTAAGCTTAACAGAGACTATTCAAGAAACAATATAACAGCATCAGAGAGTCCTAGCCTTACTCAGATTGAATTCGAAGGAATGAATCTAATGGATGGTTGGGAGATTACTTTTCAAGTAGAGATGCCAATGAGTGTAAGCCTATGCTAAAGGATGCATTAGATGAGCTAGGCAGAAAGATTACTAGAGATGCTAAACTTAATCTTAAGAGAGTAAAGAAAGCTAATAGTAACCTCAGCAAGAATCTCAAGTATAAGGTAGAAGGAGAGTCTATTGTGTTTACATTGCCTGAATATTGGGAGTATGTTGATGCGGGTGTTAAGGGTGTAGGAGGAAGCAAAGCAGATGGCTCTAAATGGAAGACTAAGAAGGTAACCAATAGCAAGTTTAAGTATAGAGATAAGATGCCTCCTTTAATGGCATTCAATGGCTGGACTATTAAGAAGAACATTGCTCCGAGAAGCAAGAAAGGTCAGTTCACATCTAGAAAGAGTTTATTGTTTGCTATCTCAAAGAGTGTATATCACACAGGAATTGCAACTACAGACTTCTTTACTGAGCCTGTAGATACTAACATAAAGTTATTAGCTCCTAAGATAGCAGAGAGCTTAGCAAATGAATTAATAGACAAAATAATAATAGAGTAATGATAAGAGCATTAAGTCCATATTACATAAACACCAACCTAGTTTACGGAGGAGTAACTTGTGAGAGCTTTACCTTGACCGTTCAGATTTGGGATGGAGACAAAGCAAGTCCTGATTCTACTAACGAGTATAAGATAACATACCAAAACACAACAGCGTCAACAGGTAGCCATAAGATTAACATCAACGCTATGATTCAAGACTACGTTGAGTTCAATGTTCCTACATCATTCTCTGTTGTTGCAGGTACTACCATCAAGATGGGGAACAACCAAGCGTGGGTGTATACCTATGTAGAGTATGACGGAGGTACTACTAAGTACAATGAAGATACTGAGTTAATGACATTAGGGTATACTTACGGAGACCAAGGAGAGAACTACACTACTGTGACAGATGACTTCTTATTGCCTGTTATGGATTACAAGATTAACAGAGACGGAGTATTCGTAGTTCCTTTCTTAGCAGATGAAGCTACTGACAACGACATTGAGGTTTCTTTTGACGGAGGTGCTGCTGCATTCACTAACACTATTAGTGCAACTACAGACAGCTCTGAGATGGTTCAATACTTGTGGATTGATATGGTAAATGACTTCCCTACTGCTACTCAGTATATGAGTGTAACTTGGAAAGGCACTACTATTAACTTTGACATATACGAGGAAGCTAGATACACTCCAATGGATATAATGTTCCAAAACAAAGACGGAGGTATGCAGACCTTTACATTCTTTAAGGATAGAAAGGAAGAGACAGAAGTGACTCACTCAATATATGAAAGCAACAGAGGACAAGGCTCTCAAGGATACCACCAATTCCTAAGATACAATGTACAAGCTAGGAACTCAGTGAGTGCGTCTACAGGCTTTATACACGAGCGTGAGAACGAGATAGTACAACAAATACTATACTCTAGAAGAACGTGGATATATGACCCTGTAAAATCGATATACAGAGCTGTTATAATAAAAGATACTTCTAAGCAGTTTAAGACACAGCTTACTGATAGACTTATCAACTACACAATGAAATTCGAATACGGATACAACCAAATAAACAACATATAAATGACTAACATATATGTACAAGGTCAACTATTAGACCAGTATAATGATGAGGTAATTGAGGTTACCTCTTCTGTATTGGATGCTAATGACTTAACAAAGAACACAGGAGACTTCTCTAAGACGTTTACAGTACCTGCTAGCCCTAATAATAACAGATTATTTAAGCATTGGTATAACGCTTCTATTGACAATGGCTTTGATGCTAGAACTAAAGTAGAAGGTCACATCGATATTGACGGAGTACCTTTCAAGACAGGGAAGTGGAGACTATCTGAAGTTGTATTCAAGGATGGTGTTGTTGACGGATATGTTATAAACTTCTTTGGTAATCTTCCTAATGTGAAGGATACTCTAGGAGATGATTTACTTAGTGATATTAACTTTGTAAAGCACGACCACGAGTGGATAGGTGCTAATGTTATAGAGGGGCTTAAAGGAGACCTCAACTCTGTTATTCACACTCAGAGAGAAGTGATATACACACCTATGTCTAGCAAGAGATACTTCTATAACTCAAATCAGTTCAGTAGCCCTGACATTGGAGAGAATATAAACATCGCAGGAACAGGAACAGGAACAGGAATCGAGTGGTATGACCTTAGACCTAGTATAAAGGCAAAGACTATTATAGATGCTATACAGCATAAGTACGGAGCAGGTACTAATCAGGTTGTTAAGATTAAAGTTACTCAAGCGAGTACATCTAGCTCTGGGCTTTCTGTTACTCTTAATGGGATTGAGGATAGTTTAACAATTACACCAGGCTCAGCCAATAGTATAGCTAGCTCAATACAGACTAAAATAAACAACTCGTCATTGTGGAGCACTCACTTCTCTGTGAGCAGGTCAAGCGACGTGCTAACTATTACGTCTATAGAGATGGAGCAGGAGCTTAATCCTGTTTTTGTTGTAGAGGATGACTCGTCAGGACTTGACTTAGATGTCTATGTCGAAGAAGTTGGAGCATTCCCTTATGAGAATCCTATTGTGTTTTCTAATGACTTCTTTGGTACTACTGAATTTGAGCAGATGTATCTATGGCTAAACAAAGATGATGATGAGAACATAGGGCTATCTGAGAAAGTTATTCAGTGGAATCCTGCTTCAGATATGACAGGAGTGAATAGTGAAACCAATGTAGTAACATTCACAGGAAACAGACCTTCAGGTGGAATTGAGACTTATGAGCAAGTAAGATTCAGAACTCAAGACGTATCTCCATACGGGAACATACCATTCACTATAATTATCAAGACAAAGGTTACAAGGCCAGACGGAACTACCGCAGAAGGTATACGTGAGATAGATGCACAGGTTGGAGCGGATGGCAATGTTAATGAGATTACGTTTATTCAGAACTATAGAAATATTTCAAGCTTTGGCACTACTACATTTGAAGTTCAGTACTTTGTCAGGTCAAATACTACATTTCAAGTAGATGTGTTTTTGGAAAGGCAACAGAAGCAGATAGTGTCATTAGGCTCTGCTCCTACAGATGTTGGAAGTCAAACAAATACATTCTCATCTGGAGCAAATCCTACAATATCCACTATAAGCATAAGCAGATTAATGCCTGATATGAAGATATCTGAGTTCCTTAAAGGAATATTCGATATGTTTAAACTAGTAATAGTACCTCAACAAGATGGTAGCATGTATATCAATTCATTAGATAGCTTCTATGACCAGGGTAATAGATACGATATCAGTGATAAGGTTGACTATAGTACCTTTAAAGTTAAGAGAGGAGAGCTGTATCAGTCTATTGCATACCAATTCGAAGACCCTAGCACTATATTAAATGAAGAATTTCAGAACAGAGCAAGAGATAAACAGTCTTATGGCTCTAGTTTAGTGAATATATACGAGAGTGTTAGACCTATTAAACTCATTGACGGAGACAAAGTAGAGATTAAACTGCCATTTGAACAGGTAATATATGAAAGATTGACAGATACTAGTGCACTTGTTGACGCACCTCAGCTAAACATATCTACTGCCACTATAGCAGATAAGGACTTGAAGCCTGTAACGCCTAAGCCTTTGCTACATTACGTTAGTGAACAGGATATATCTAACTCTACTATAAAGTTTCTTACTGACAACAATGTCACTACAACTCTAAACACTACTATGTTAATGCCGATGAGTCAGTTCGGAACAGAAGAACCTGCATACTCTTTACTATTTGAGTCTGAGTTTAGCTTTTGGGATGGTAATGTTTTAAGTAATAATCTTTACACTATACATCATGAAGATTATATACAAGCTGTATTCGAACTTAAGAGACGTAGCTTTGAATATGATGCATTGTTGCCTACTCAGTTAGTTACTAGATTAGGATTGAATGATGTACTAACTATAGAAGGAATTGACTACAGAGTAAATAAGTTTAAGCACAATCTATTAGAAGGCACAACCAAGCTTGACCTCATCAACGGGTTTGACACAACTCTATACAAGGGAGTGTATGTTCCTTCTCAGATTAACATGAGCAAGTATAAAAGTACGTTATATTTTAACGTACCTAATATTGATAACTATACACAGACTAAGGTTGATACAGGAGACGGAACTTCCTGGCTAACTATAGGTGTCTTAGGAACTACTAACAACCTTGCTTTAATCAGGTCTAACTCAATAAACACAAGAGGGTTTGAGAGAAGTTGTGGGGTTGAGTATCTTAGTCCTGCTGGAGACATAACTTACATAACCGTAACACAGATGAATCATGGATAATAGTATAATTGAAATAATAGATGTACTCAAGAAGTCTGAGTATTACGGAGCAGGAGAGTCTGTTGAAATAGCCAAGGGTAAAAATCAAGTAGCCACAACTTGGAAGCAAATGAAAACAAAAGTAAAACGCATAATAAAATCATAATGAAGGACGTAAAAATTAGAATATCAGCAGATACTGCAGACGCAAAGAAGGGCATTGATGATGTAGCAAAGTCAACAAACAATCTTAAAGGGTCAACTAACGAGTTAGGTGGAGCTGTGGATAGTATGACAGGTGGAGCTGTTACAGGTTTCAAGAAGTTTGCAACAGGGTTGAAAGGTATAGCTTTAGGATTTAAGACCATCGGAGGTGCTATCGCAGCTAGTGGAATTGGCTTGATTGTCATAACTATCGCAGCATTAACAGCAGCCTTCAAAGGCTCAGAAGAAGGTCAGAACAAATTCGCTAAAATAATGGGAGTTATTGGAGCAGTGACAGGTAACCTAGTAGACTTGCTTGCAGACTTAGGCGAGAAGATTATATCTGCATTTGAGAATCCTAAGCAAGCTATAAAGGATTTTGCTGACTCAATTAAGACAAATATAACAAATAGGTTTGATGGTCTTATGGAATTAATACCTGCTTTAGGTAAAGCTATAGACCAGTTATTTAGTGGGGAGTTTAGTGCTGCAGCAGAGACAGCAGGAAATGCAGTTGCTAAGGTTACTCTAGGTATTGATGACTTATCGGGTAAGCTTAAAAATGCAGCAGAAGCATCTAAAGATTTTATCAACCAAAACCTTAAGGAAGGTGCTGCGGCTGCTAAGGTTGCAGATATGAGAGCTAAGGCTGACAAGATAGAAAGAAAGCTAATAACTGACAGAGCTAAAGCTGAGAGAGAAATATCCGAACTTAGAGTATTAGCTAAGGATTTAAACAATACTACTGCTGAGGAAAGAGAGACAGCTTTAAAGAAAGTTATGGCACTACAAGATTCCTTGATAAGTCAAGAGCAAGAAGTGGCTAACTTAAGAAGAGATGCACAGGTTCAAGAGAATACATTTGCACGCTCTAATAAAGAGAATCTAGACGAGGCTGCTAGATTAACAGCTGAAGCTATAGCTGTAGAGACTAGACGTAATAACGCTAAGAGAAGAATACAGACAGAGCTTACGCTTGCAGAAAATCAAATAGCAGCAGCAGCTAAGGCGAAGCAGAAAGAAGATGACGCAGCAGCAGCAGAGCAGACCAAGAAAGATGAGGAGGCAGCCAAGGCTAAGATAGAAAGGCTTAATAAACTAGAAGACTCAAGAGCAAAGGCACAGCAAGACAGATACGCTAAAGAATTAGCAGACAAGAAGGCTTTTGAAGATGCAAAGAGAGCAATGGAAGACCAATCTCTAGCCAACACAAAGGCAGGGATAGGTATATTAACATCCCTCGCAGGAGAGAGTAAAGCTTTAAAAGCTGTTAGCTTGATAGCGGAGAATGCTTCAACTATAGCAGGGATAACTATCAACGCATCGAGAAGTATAGCTGATAGAACAGCATCTCATAACGCAATACCACATATGATAGGTGCATTCCCTAACCCAGCAAAGATAGCTGATGGAATAGGAATGGTTAAGGATATAGCAGGAACTAAGCTATCAGCAGGAATAGGTATTGCTACATCAGGAGTAGCACTAGCTAAAGGATTAGCTGCTCTAGGGCAGAGCGGTGGCGGAGGCTCAGCACCATCTCTAGGGGGAGGGGAAGCAGGAGGAGCATCAGCACCAAGCTTTAACCTAGTAGAAGGAACAGAGTCTAATGCGATACAAGATAGTATCACAAATCAAGGCAATGCACCTATAAAAGCCTATGTAACTAGCGGAGACATTACAACAGCACAGCAAGCAGATAGACAAGCAGAGCTTAATAGTGGGTTCTAGTGTGACAAAAAACTAATAAAATCGTTATATATAATATGAAAACATTCGAAGCAAAATTCAAGAAAGGTGGCAAAGGAGTATTCGCTATAAGTTTAGTGAAAGACCCTGCAACTACTGAGCACTTCGTAGCAATGTCTAAGGAATCAAAGCTAATAAAAATGGCTGAGGTATCTAAGGAGCAGAGAATAGTAATGGGATTAGTATTACAACCTAATCAATTAATCCCTAGGTACAATGAGGAAACTGACGAAGAGTACAATATTGTATTCTCTGAAGAGACTATCAAAGACCTGTCTCAGAATTTTTTCAAATCAAACAGCCAATCAAACTCAAAGCTAGAACATAGCGAATCAATCGAGGATATCACTTTTGTGGAGTCTTGGATTGTTGAGAATTCTAAGATTGACAAGTCAGCAAACTTTGGAATGGAATATCCTAAGGGTAGTTGGGTTGCGACCATGAAGATTGACAATGATGAGATTTGGAATGACTATGTTAAGACAGGAAAAGTACAAGGATTCTCTGTTGATGCGTTTGTTGACTTACAGGAGATTAATTTAAAAACAGAGATAAAAATGAACAAGAAACAAAAAAGTATTTTAACAATGCTTAAGGAGATTGTTGCAGGTGCTGAAGCTACAGAAGTAGTAGCTGAAGAAGTTGTTGCAGTTGAAATGGGCAGCGTTAAATCAGGAGATTTGGATATCCAATTCGAAGGAGATAACCTTGAGGAGGGTGCTGCTGTATTCGTTATGCAAGACGAAGAGAAAGTACAACTTCCTGATGGAACTTACTCTCTAGAAGGAGATAAAGAAATCGAAGTAAAAGACGGTGTAGTTGCATCAATGGGAGCTTCTGAAGAAGAAGTTGCTGAAGAGCCTACTGAAGAGCCTGCAGGAGACGAAGAACTTGCAGAGGAAGACGAAGTAAAAGAGGAAGAAGTTGAAGCAGAAGAAGAGCCTGCACAAGACGAAGAAGCTGAATTTATGATTGCTGTAAAGCAAATCTTAGATGACGCATTTAGCGAGTACGCTGAGTCTATGGGTGTTCAAATGGCAGCTTTAAAAACTCAAATAGAAGAAGTAAATGGAAAGAATGTTGAGCTTTCTGCTCAAGTTGTAGAGTTATCAAAGACTCCTGTAACTGAGCCTATCAAATCAACACCTTCACAAGTTTCAATGAGTGGACTTAGAGGAGCAATCGAAAGACACTCAAAATAATAAGTATTTTAATTAATTAATAAATAAATAACAAATGGCAATTTCAAGTAATTACGCAGGCTTTGAAGCAGTAGACATCATGCTAGAAGCACAAAAAGAAGAGGATACCCTAAGACTAGGGCTTATCACAGTTGTACCTAACGTAGGATACAAATTAAATTTAAGAAACTTAGACGTTACTTTAGGAGTAGCAGACTATTCTTGCGGTACTACTCCAGCAACTGACGCTGTAGACTACTCTGAGAAAGTACTTACACTTTCAAAGTTCAAGAATGAGTTCGAAATCTGTAAAGAAGACTTCCGTCCAACATGGTC